AACGACCCTGCACAGGGTAATGGCTGGTTTGGTGGAGAAATATTATTCTCTGACTTCGGAGATTGGGAAGATGGTGGAGATAACAGCAGACCGAATGAAGCTATAGGTAACTGGTCTAGTTTCCAAGATGGCGGTAGCAATGAAAAGAAAATGAAGATAGGTAAGATAATTGAGATTATTCCTAGAGGTACACCAGAGAATACATATAACTCTGTTGTCTTAATGGATGAACATGGTTCGCTATTCTTAGCAGGGTACTGGAACTGGACTCCAAGTAGAATGAATGAAAATGATAGTCAAGGTTATATAAAATACCAAGATTATTGGGTTCCTTACTTTATTCATTGGCCTGACCAACCATCACAATGTATGAAACAAGGGTTCTGCCACATTGGATATGGTACAGAGAATGGTTGGTTCTGGATAGGCAGACATGGAGATCACTACACAGGTGGAGACAACAGTTGGTATCAGCAGTCAGATTACTATGGCTCTGGATATGATTGCGGATTCACAAGTTGGGCTACACTAGATACAAACGGATAAAACTATGGATGAATTTAAACCTTTTTCAGAAACTAAATCGCTTTATACTAAATGGTATAAGCATGAATTGACAGGCAAAACTTTACCAAATGGCATTGGCATGATGGAGAAAGTAGCATCCAAAGATAAAGACAGACATTGGATGAAACTACTAGACCCATTTAAAAATGACTCAACAGAATTAACCTATGCAATAGTCGTTGCTGAAGCAAACTTCGACCCTACTAATTGGGTTAATGATACTGTCACGCTAACAGAAATGACTGCTGACGAGCAGACAGCAGCCAAGAAGTTAGTTAATTGGGATGTTTAAAATATACTAGAGCGACTTAGCTTATCTTCAACCTTTGATCTGTACGCTTCGTCTTTAGCGTATCGAGGGTCATTCATAGCTTCTTCTAATTGAGCTAGGCTTTCAAATTTATTTGTTGCACCAGCTACAGGTCGGCCAGCTAATAAGTCAGGCTCACTACCTACGCTTGCAACATATCTAGCATGAAGTCCAGCTACAGTTAATTTAACTTGTTCTATGCTTTTAGAATTAATACCAGATGAATAGGCTTTCTTCTCTGCATCTGTTAAGTTTCCAGCTGCCCACTCTTGCATGTTTGCAAAGTTGTCTGCACCATAGCTATCTCTAATAGCAAAGATTTCTCTTTCGGTTACAGCGTAGTCTTGCCTTAATCCTTCAAGATGATTGTTAACAATATTTCTTGGGATACCAGCTTGTTCTAACTCTTTGTAGTGTGCTTCTGTTATCTCTCCCTTCTGTTGCCAGTACTCATTCATAGAAAGGTAGTCAACATTAGCTTGTTCAAGAATGTTACCGACTGCTTCGCCATACATTTCTTGAGCAGTTCCCATTGGTTCTGGAGTCTCTTGACTTCTTGCTGCTTTTAATTCGTTATAGGCTGCAAGTAAATCTTCTTGACTCTCGAACTCTCCACCTATTAACTCTTGCTCTTGAGGTAAGTTACCTTCCTTCTGGAGCTCCGCAGCTGCTTGCTCTAAATTCTCAACCGCTGCTTGATCTTGTTCGTCAACTGAGCCAGTAGGCTGTTGGGTAATAGTAATTTCGTCTGGCATAATTTACCTCCTGTTTCTACCTGTAAGGTTTTCAACCATTTGTGGTGTGATAACTATTTCTTTTACCTTTGCGTTAGGGTCAGGCTGCTGGGATTCCACTTTCATTGAGGGTTGGAAGCTGGAGGTTTCCTCCATCTTGGGTGGTTGGTTGTCCTGTTTCGGGGTCAACTCCTCCTTCTTGGAATTGGGGGCCATAAGGTGCTCCTTGTTTTGTAAAATTGTCAGCCAACTTTGCAGCTGCTGGACTTTGTATCATCTTACCCATCATTTCCTGTTCTTGCATAGTCTTCTGACTGTTAGCTAAATCTTCTGCTTCCTTCTGTAATTGTTCTGGAGTCTTAACTAAGTTAGTTGTATCAATAGAACTACTTGCTGCTAACCTTCTTAATGCTTCTTCCATATTTATATACTGCACTAACACATCTGGGCCAAGGGCCTCTCGGGCTGCTCCAATAAATTCCATTAACTTGTTTCTATCATCCCCTCTACCTATAGCTTCCATACCAGTAATAGGCTTTGGATGTATTAATGTTTCTCCGTCTTCTCCCTTTGGGAACTCAGGTACTTTTCTAGTTTTTTGCAATATAAATATAAGTCTTTTAACTAGAGGTAGCTGTAGCTCTTGAGTCAGCTGTGAGTACAAGCCTCCCAGACTAGCCTCTAACTCTTGGCTGGCATATCTTATCTCTTCAGCTGTAACTCTTTCAGCTGATCTTTGTACTGCACTATTAAGTAAGAAGGCAAACTGTAATCTATTCTCAATCCTATCAATAGTATTGTTAGCTAAAGATAAATCATTTAGTTTGCCTTGAGCTTGTAAGACTGTAACGTCAGCAGCGTTACCTTGTATTACTGCTCCGTTCTCAGCATTAACTAAAGTCCTTGGTCTTGTACTTCCAGATGGAGATACCATAAATAAAACTTTCGAGAGCATAGCACTAGCCTCGAGGATGCTTTGATATAAACTTTCTAGTGCAGACAAATCACCATACCATTGCTCAATAAATGAACGACCATAATGTTCTGCCTCTACTTGCTCATAACGTAGCGGAATAAAAGGAGAGCAATCAGCTGGCGACATACCATAAGTGTTTGGTACTGGCTTACCTTTTACTTCTTGATACCACATGCACTTGCCTTCTTTATATTTCACACATGTATATATCTTTAATGATTTACTTTTATTATTGTCGTAACCTTTCTCTTGTAAATCTTTAGGTAAGAAGTCTGGAGGTAAGACACTTGGACTAACTTCTTCTTCAATAATAATTTCTACTACGTTACCCATTGGGTCACGCTCTACTGTGTAGTTCTCCAGATGGATAACTCTTATGCCTGATGGATTGATATACAACAATACGTTACCAGCAACTATTAATTGTTTAAACGCTTCGTTCATACTGGCTCTGAAACTCATAGTCTCGAGCATGTTATTAACTTGCTGTTCAACTTTTACTAAGGCTGTATCTAATTGTGTCTTAACCTCTGGGCCTTGCTGTGAAACTATCATTGCAAGGTCATCTATCTCTAGCTTAAAGAACCCTGTGTTAATAGGGAAAAGAGATATGCCTAGTTTGTTTGCAATATTAGTTACCCCTCGAGCACCCATTGATTGATGGGGTTGAGGTATGCTTCCTTTATCTCCATAAGTTTCGTCAGTAAAAAGCAAAGGCAATGTAACCTTGGCGTTCTTACGAGCTCGATCACAATATGGTGCTCTTGTTGATTTGCCTTGAGCATACTTAGATGCAACAGTAACGCCCTTCTTCTGCTGCATGTCAGATTTATAGGCATTAGTTTTATCTACGTTACTCGTTAAGGTAACTTCATTGTTCATTTAACTTAAGGGATTTGTAGGCCAGAACCCTTCAATAAATCTGTTCTTAATCTCTTTCTACCAAACCCTCTTTGCTTCTGTGCTGTGCCCAAACCCAAGTCACCACCTGGGATTTCGAGTGCAGCAGCTGGGGCTTGAGCCGTTGCTGCTGGTGGTGGGGCAGATGGGGCAGTAGCTATTTTCTTCTGCTCTTCTTGGCGAGCTAAATTATCTGCTCGGGTTTCTTCGTACTGTCTTTTTTGTTCAGCAATTTGCTCTCGCTGAACAGCAAGCATTTCATCTGTACGATCTGGTGGTCTTCTGTTACCTCCGCACATAGCTACCTCTTAGATGTTGTTAGTGTTTTGCTCATTGTAAACTGATTCGAGCATTTTTACCACGCTTCTTTGTCCGCTATAAAACCAGATTTCTCTGTCCTTTGCATCTAAAGATGGGCATTGTTCTGGGTACATTTCATTTAAACGCCTTATCAATGGTTCATCAATAGGTGGAAATGAGTCGTCAATCGCCATACTTAATGCTACTTTATATTTATATTACTGTATTCTTATGGCTAGGAAAGGATTGTATTACAACATCAATAAAAGAAAGAAGGCTGGTACGAGTAGGAGCAAGAAGAATAGCACTATATCTGATAAAGCATATAAGAATATGCAAGCTGGTTTTCCAAAAAAGAAAAAGAACCCACTAGATATTGACTAAGGTTTCCATAGCTTGATCTTCTTCGACTGAATATTATAATCACCTGTCCGTAGTATCCTCGATAGTCGGGCTGTAAGTAACGCTTCCTTATATCCTCCTGATTTCTTTTCATATTCCTTAACAACTATATCCCACATATCATTTAATGTTTTTGTTTCACCTAATATTTTGTTTGCCGTTACTGAACCTACTCCAGATATACCTTTATAGTTATCGGTATTATCTCCAGTAAGTGCTTGTATCATCCAGTTTCTATCTGCTTGTCTCTTGGTTATAAGTTCTAAATCATCACCAGCCAGTAACTTACAAGGCACAGTTCTCATATCTTTATCTGGACTAACAATGATAGGGTCATTAAACTCTTTGCTTGTAGCTAGTATTCCAAGTACGTCATCACCCTCTAGCTGGTCATACCTTATACACTTATATCTTTTAGTAAGTGCATCCATAACTGCCCTTAAGGCCAAAGGTTTTCTACGGCTCTTGCGATTAGCTTTGTACTCTTGATATAAGTCATGTCTAAATGTTGGGTAAGAAGAAAAGCACATTACTATTTCGTCTTCATCTTCTGTTACTTCTCGATAACCTTTGAGGTATGTCTCTATTAAATCAAGTGCCCAGCTAGGTCTTGAGTAAAGAACGTGTAAGTTGTCATCGAACCTATCGTCATTCTCAACTGCGTAGCAACAGTTATAACATAGGTAGTCTGCGTCAATTAATAAAGTCATTGAAAGTTAGATAAGGGTGCTGATAGTCTGCCTGTAGTTTCGTTATACTCGAGCTTATCGGCTTTGCCCAAGCAACCATTATGGCGATTCTTTAATACTTTTAGTTGTAGTTCATTACATGTATCCTCCGACTGCTGCGATCTAATGCCACATATCACAAGGTCACTTAGCTGGGCTATGGACTGTGACCCTCTCAAGGCTGCTAAATTTATGTCGCCTCCCTCTTCAGCTGGCTTACCATCTGTCCTACGCAAGTGGCTAACCATAACTAAACCTACACCTGTCTTCTCTACTACCTGTCTTAGCTTGGTACAACATACATCTATTTGTTTTCTTTCATCCCCATCGCTTAGTCCACTAACAACAAGGCTTAAATGATCTAAGAATATTACATCGCACTCTTCTCCAGATGCCATATAAGTTATCTGATCTATTAATCTATCTGGGTCTAACGAACCAAAGTGTTGTAGTAATACAAACTTGTTATCACTAAATAAATATTCAAACGCTTGTCGTAATTCTTTTTCATCTACCGCTGTTTCATCTATATGCAATGGTTTGTTTAATGCAATGGATAGTATGCCTTGCATACTTCTCTTACTACTTTCCTCGAGGCCAATCCACCCGACCTTAAGATTATTTTGTAAGAAGTGATGAGCCATTTCTCTACACAGCAAAGACTTGCCAACGCCTGTGCCTGCACAAATAGTAGTGAGTGATTGTTTCCTATATCCTTGCACCATCCTGTTTAATTCTGGAAATGGATAACTACATACCTGAGAGTTATCTTCCTTAATTAAATCTTCCCATAAATCATAGGCAGAGAATATGTTGTCGGGCCTGACAGGACTTGCTTTGAAGAGTAAGTCTCTAAGTAACTCCGACTCCCCTGCGAGGAGCATTTCGTTAGCATCCTTTCTTGGTAGGTGAGAGATAGCTGCTTTGCCAGTAGGTAAGATTTTTGCAACCTTTTGGGCAGCATCCATACCAGCTGTGTCATTGTCGAAACATATAACTATACGAACAAAATGTGATAACCATTTTAAATTTGCAGCTACATACTTCGTAGCAGATTGAGCCCCAGATGGCAAACTTACAACTGGAAAGTAGTTGCCTGTATTAGATCGAGTGGCTTGGGCTACGCTCATGGCATCGATCTCGCCCTCTGTAATTGTTACAAATGCACCACCTGTATTCTGTTGCCTCCATAGTTCCTGACCCCATAGCTTTATATCTGATAAGTCTCCCTTCCATATAAATCTTTTATCTTTAAACCTAATATGTTGAGCAGCAACTAATCCACTTTGGTTTCTATAAGTTGCAACCTGACAGTCAGTACCATTGAATTGAGCCACTCCATAATTAAAGAACTTACATGTCTCTTCTGTTATGCCACGCTTCGGTAGGGCACAGGGAATTGGAGTTAGTGGATTCCATTCTTTTTTCATAGGAACAAATGTGGGTTTCTCTAAAATTTTTTTGGGTTGAAATTGCCAACCACATCCGAAGCAATGCTTATGTCCGTCATCGTAAACAGCTACATTATCTTTGCTGTTACATTCTGGGCAAGGTTCCTTGCTTATGTATTTACTCGGCATACCATTCTTCTGGAATTGTTTTGTTACACCAAAGGAAGCCATGACGCTCGGCCCATTGCCAATACGTCAGACTTCTTTTAGCTTTACTAAGTTTGTTGTTTGCATTTTGAAAACAGAACCGCAAACTTAGTGTGGGATGTTGCGTCTTGACTGCAATATATTTTTTTCTCTCTTCTTTAAGTAGCGTTCCTTTGAGTTCAACCACACAGTTAGGAAGGATGATGTCAGGAGTGTAGCTACTGCTGATGATGTAATCATAACTGTGTGTTTCATAGGTAAAAGGTACGTTCTTTTTGATTAAGTCAGAGGCAACTTGGGCCTCGAACTTTGATCTAAAATGTACTACCCCCATAGGAGTTTTCAACATTTGAGGGTGTGAGGTCTTGCGTCTCGTTTTTGTTTTGGAACTTAAACCCTGAGAGGTCTGTCGTTTTTTCATACGGAACAAAATTCATAAGGACTATGGCTTCTGGTTGGACTGTTAATCCAACACCATACTGTGGATGGTTGTAGCCTTGTACTCTTAGCTTGGCTTGTACTGTTGTTCCTCTGCCTAGACCAACATACTTCTCTCTCTCCTCTCCTGTGATAGGAGTGCCATACTTATCTACTAATACTGGCGGTGTATTCTGGAATCTATTAGCACCCTGCCCTGCTTCGACAGTCTTTCTACATTTAATCTCCATAACATTTCTACCCTCGAACTCGGTAAATCCAAACCTAGAATGCTCACCCATTTTGAAAGTCTGTTTAGGGAATGCAGTCTTTAATTGCAACTTCCATTCGTCTAATCCTTTCATAAACTCGTCATATACCCTTGTTGTTTCTGATTGGTCAGGGTCTAACAATAAGGTAACGCTCCATTCTGGTGGCTTATTAAATGCAGTATCTGGTTTTACTAGATGACTCCATGCGACTCCACACTCTGGAGTAAAAATATAAAAGGGCTTTGCCTTTAATTGATTAGTATTCATGTGATGAAATAGGTTGATGAACGTGTAAGTAAAACATCTAGCCCTCCAAGAGTAGGTTCTGG